ATAGACAGTGCGATGGTCAGCATCTGCAAAGCAGACTCGACCTTGCTTGTCCTCATAAATCTGGCCAATGCCACTATCTGCAATAAGGGTCACGATGTCCGACATGACTATTGGATCAGCAGTACGTGCAATCATCTCGTATCGGCCAGCATCGACTTCGCCTGTGCTCAAGGATGTAAGGCTGGCAAAGATGTCTGCAAGCTGCGCTCCATCTAAGTCTTGAGTGAGAGAACCTGTCCATAGGGCTTTAGGAAGTTTTGCTAGGTTGCCGATGGCTAATACTGAACCAATGGTGAGAAAGCCTGTCTCCTCTGGAGAACGAGCCGAGATGGAGAAGTCTGAGACACTGCCACCGAATACATCGATATAAGTGCCAGAGGAGTCTTTGACTTCTAACTTCAATGCATCTGTGACATCAATATCGAATGGAGTAGTGCCAGTATTAACAATGTCCATGCGAGCATAGCCAGCCTGACATTGACGATCTATATCTATTCGACCGACTGTGAGGCTGACTGACTGCACATTGTCATAAACAGTTGTGCCAACAGTGATGCGCCAATCTGGAATCCATGTCATACAGCAATCAATCCTGCCGTTGTGCCACGATAGTTAGCCTGTCTCAAAGTATCTTCGATGACTCTGGCAATAGCTTCAGGGTCTCCCACTCCAGCATTGACTGTCACATTGACAGTGTTATTGCTAGAACCAGCAGGTGCGTAAGGTACTGAAGCACCCGGAAAACCTGACGATGGATAATTGCCAGCATTAGTTGAACCGCCCATGACTCCACCTGTTCCCGGAACTACAGGAACAAACTGACCTAATTGTAGGGCAGCATTAAGTGCTAGAGCATTTGCGATTGCAGTTTTAGCACTTGCATTGAAGTCCTTGAATGGATCGACACCTACCAGAATATCTCGCAACTCTTTTGTCTTGGCCTGAGCTGCATCTAAAAGCTTGGTGTACTTCTCAATCTGAGTGATGTTTTCATCCTCAATGGCCTGCATGAGCTTTAAGCGGATGCGTTCTTCTTCTGTAATCTTACCCTTGAGGGCTGCTTCAATCTGAATCTTCTGTAGGTCAAAGACTGCTTTAGCCTTAGCCAATTTCAACTGGTCTTTAGTGGATTTTGTTAAAGCGTTTGTTGATTTAAGTTGTGCAGCTGCTGCTTTAGCCGCTGCTGCCTTATCTGCCTTTTGAGTATCCTGTGAGGATACTGACATTGCGATATTGCCCATGCCTTTAGTGCCATAACCGCCCTTTGGCATAAACAAATCAAAGCTAGTGAAAGCATCTTTAGTGATGGCAATAAACTTGCCAGTCTCTCGAGTTAGATAGGCAAAGGCATTAGCAATCTTCTCAATGCCTGCGATAACAGGATCAACGGTGTTAGAACCTGAAGCGAGTTTGAGAGCATCAACAAAGCCTTTACCAATAGTCTCTTTGGCGTTATTGACTGCAACTTGTAACTTGGCTATTTCGCCTGCGTAAGTACTGGCAGCAACGGAAGCCTGACCTGCAAAGAGGATATTGAGTTTTTGTTGGATTTCTTCAAAGCTTGAGCTGGTGAGTTCTGCCTTGCTCAATCCCACACCTAAGCGACCCAAGGCTTGTGTCTGCCCCAGATAACCCTTCTGGAGGCTTTGTGAGACCTGAGTTAAACTCTTGCCTGTGCCTGCTGAAATATCTAATGCAAGGTTAAGCAATTCCTGAGACTTAGTAACTGACATCGTGGCGCGAAGGAACCGATCCATAGCTGGACGAAGTTCATCATCGAGCACACCTGTTTGTTGCTCTAGGCGCGAGATGTATCCATTGACTGTTGCTGAATTACTACCAAAGGCCAGACCAAGATTGTTAAGAGTTTGTCCTAATGCTTTGGCTGCTTTGTCATCTTCTGCAAAGGCTTTGATTGTTCGACCAATGCCACGCACTCCAAAGGCAATACCTAAACTGCCTGCTAGTTTTTTAACACTGCGAGATAGTTTGTCTGTAGATGTTTCTGCCTGCTTGAATGCTTTTTTGCCTATAAACTCTGCGGCGATATTAATAGCTACATTGCTCATGCTGCTCTCCTAATATCTACCATTGCTGTTCTACGATTGAACTTTGTTGTTGTATTTTCAATAGCCTTAAAGACTGAAGCATTAGCTCTACCCTGAGTCTTTGCCCATGCTCTAAAGATTAAACGACCCATCATGCGATGATCACCCTTACGGGCTGGCCCATATAGTTGCCCTAGGTTAGAGATGAATTGATTGCCTGCATAAGGGTTATTCGAGCGAGATACACCCTTAGATGCACCACCTGCCTTTGGGCCGACCCAATCTTGGCCTTGGCCATTTTTACGGCCAGCAGTCTCATAGATAGCACCAATCATGCTTTTATTCTGGATGCGGATATTATTCACAAACCCAGCACGATTAGGCAATGATGGTGATGTCTTATAGACAATGCCTTTACGAATCTCAACAGCATTATATTTTGGAAATCTGCCGCGAGGATTAGCAACTTCGCTCCAACCACTCATAGGAGAAGCAACAGGAACATAAGATCTAGCTTCATTGACTATTGGTTTAAGGATTGCACCTAATTCTTTTGTCAATTCTTTAGCAAGGTCTGGAGCATATTTATTCAAGGCTTTTTTAAGTGCGACCGCGCCTACTACTTCTGTTGGCATCGCTCACCTCTTTCGCTTCATCCTTGAGACCTTGAAGCAATGCATCTAGCATTGTCGGGTCTAAATCCAATAACTGCTGTGGCGCAATCCCCAATCTAATGCTCAGACGAGCAATGAGATAGGTGAATGGGAGATCGCGCTTTAAGACAAAGGGTCTGAGTCAATTACCTCAACACTCTTGAGAGTGCTAATAAATGTCTCCAACCTTGCATCTACGGATTCACCACTCCGCTTTGTAATCTCATGAGCCAAGAAATAAACCATGCTCTGCATTTCTTCTTCTCGAAATGCCTTGTGGAAGCCCATTTTGTAATGCTGTTCGAAAGTGTATTCCAGAATTGGAGTCACTTCCCCAGTCAATACTTTTCCATCGTTAAACACGATTTTTAACTGTGCCATGCTTTGCCCCTTTGTTTAGTTAATTACCAAGTACCAGTGGTGGTAGTTGTGATTGCACCAGACACATTAAATGTCAGGCTTTGCATTCCTAGATCAGTAACAGCACCGTTAATTGGAGTGATATTGTTAATCAAAATCAAACCGCTAAAGAATGGGTTGGCTGCTGATCCAGCTGCTGTGTTATCTAGAGCACACTTGAAATAAGCATTTTGGCCCCATAGTGTGTTCAATGTCTGAAGTACAGCAGATGCTGCATCATCATTGATTAAATCCACAGTTATGCTTGAGCGTTCTAGCCCTTTAACGGCTCGTGCCCCAGTATCGCCCATGGCTGTGACATCGAGCTCATCGAATGAACGATTTAACGTAAAACTTGTAACATAGGTTGAGAGGTCGATGGATGCAGGGCTAGTCGCTCCTACCTTAAAACCGACCTTGTTTGTTAATCCTTGCGCCATGATTATTCCTCTTCTTTCTTAGTGTTTTGCTTTTCTACAGCTGGTACATCTTTAATCTGACCAATCTTCTTTAAGAAGGCCAAATCTTCTGCTGAATGGTCAGACATTTTAACTCCAACTCGTAAGGATATTGACGGACATCTCACAGCTGAGCAGGTCACCGCTTGCAGCGTTGAGAACACTAGGTGCGCTAATCGCGCTTACATTATAGGTCAAGGATGATGCTGCGAGCTTTGCGAACACGCTGCAAACAGTATCTTCTATGCCGTTGAGATTGCCTTCATTGTCAAACAAAGGCACAGTCATAATAATCTTGAAGTTAGCCATTGGGCTAATTGTAATCTGACCATTGTTATTGGGAGTCAGATAAGGATCATCCGGACTGACAATAACTGCATTGGCTAAAACAGTTGCTGGAGGGAACGCAAAGACTTGATACTTGCTATCGTCTTGAAGAGCCTCAGCTAGTGTCGTTCTAAGTAATGTGATGGCAACAGTCATTATCCCACCATCGAATTAGGATTTAGTGCGTGTGCAATCAATCCTCGCACCTTAGCGAGCAGCTGCGCTGACATTCGGTAAGGGCTTGGCTGGAAATCGACAAGATTACTGCCTGAAAGGGTAGCGGTAGATGCTTGCCAGATCTCAACAGATATCATCAAACTTGCTTGAATTACTGCTGCATCGGTAGTCCAGTCAACATTGGTTGCACCTGCTACCTGACCGAGTGGAGCCACTGCATGCTTTACTGTTGCAGTTGGGCTGCCAGTTACAGCAAAAGTTATTGAATCTTCTCCAACACCTGT